TTTAGTAAATGATTTTAGAAAATGTAAAAGTGTTATAGATGCAATTTTACAACTATTTAATTTATTTCCAAGTATTAATTTAAAAATACCAATACCAATTTTACAGTTTTCAGAATTGTTACCAGGGTCTTCGCCTGACAGAGCATTTATTAATACAATTGAAAATATGCAGAAACTTGGGTTACCAACGGGACCTAATCCCGATGGCTCACCAAATTTAGGTCTAATGGAAAAATTCGCAATGATTAAAGGAATTGATACTGAAACCAAGGTAAATGGAAAAATTGAGGCAACATTTCCAGTTTACCCTCCAGTTCCACCAATGCTTAAAGGATTAAGAATAACAGGTAAAGTTAGGTAAAATGAAAGAAAATTTATTAGAAACAATTAAAGATTATAAAAATAGACCAAATAAGGATTTAGAAAAAGTTTTAGAATTATTAAATGAAGATTTTGAAATAACAAAAAAAAATTTAATTGATTTATCTAAACATTTAGATAAAATAGAGTTATTATATAATACAATTTATAAAGAATATGTCTCAAGAAACAAGTAGAATAATTTTTACAGGTGTTGTTAAGGATAATGAAGATACTTCATTATTGGGTAGAATAAGAGTTTTTCCTGAAAAAGAGGAAGATGTTCTCCAAGTCTTAATAGGTTGTGGTACTCCGCTGAATGATTCTAAAACAGATATCTTAGACAAATATAAGTACACAAAGGATGACCCTTTTGTTTTCATGCCACTTTTACCATTTTATTTACAAATTATACCTAATGAAAATGAATTAGTTTGGATAATGTATTCGGATGAAAAGAAAAACACCGATAGGAAAGAACAATTTTACATACCAATAATTAAAGCGGACCCATTTAATTTTAAAAAAGAAGATAACAATCAAACAAGAGTTAATACTGTTCAGGGTCCTCTTTTAACTCAAAAAAAATACAAATCAGATACAAAAGATAAGACTAATAAGGAAGGTAATAATGTTAAAAGTTACACTGAACCAATTGGAGGAATTTTTGCCGAACCTGGAGATAATGCGTTTTATGGACAAGGTAGTACTGACTTAATTTTAAAGAAAAACGAGGTTCTTTTAAGGGCGGGTAAAGTTGCAAACGTATCTTCAAATAATGTACAAGAACCAAATGAAAAAAGAGGGTTTTATCAAATATCCTACTATAATAAAAACAATAAAAAAGACAAACCTATATCAAGAACAACAAGTGAAGTTAATAAAAATTTTTTAAAAAAACTTGTTGAATATGAAATATACAATCCTGAAAATACTGCGGATTTATTTAGAGGTGTTATACAAATATACAATATGCCCCAAAGTAGTGATAAAGGATTTCCTAATAATGAATTTACATCGGGAACATTTGTTGACCCATCATTAACTTTTTCAGTTTGGAGTTATGATTTTGAAAATTTGTCAATGACCCAAGTTTCAAATTTAATTAATAAGGTAATTAATGGACTTAATAATATAAGTGAAACAAATCCATTGAAAATATCAGGAGAATCATTGACAGAAAAGGAATTTAGTATTACTAGTGGAGAATCAGTATTCCCTTTTTATTACAGACCAAGTCAGTCTTTATATAATATAATAAATAAACAAAAGAATTTTAATATATTTTCAAATTTAAAGGCTTTTACAAATATACAAAGTTTGTTGTCAACAGTTAGATTTATCTTTTCTACAGATTTAAATGGAGAAGGTTTAATATCTGATAAAGATACTTTTGGGATTTCATTTAGTGATAAAACAGTAGAGATTCAAGGTAATGAAACGTATTTTGAAGAAAAAAATAGTGTGTCAATTGCTGGAAGTAATAAAATATTGTTATTATCGTATTCATCAAATCCTCCGTCTGGTAAAAAAATAATTAATTTACCAAAAGAAACAGTATATGGGATTAGTCAAGATGATGTTTTTGAAACAATTTTACCAAACACTGAACCAGTTGTAAGGGGGGAAAGTTTAAAAAATTTTTTAAATTTGATAGTAAAATTTTTAACTACTCACTCTCATCCTTTTCATGGATTACCACCAACTCCTGTATCTTATTCTCAAATAACTGTAGCAACAATAGAACAAGAATTCCAAAATTACGATTCTAAAGTAGTAAATCAAAACATTCGGATTAATTGATATTTATTATAAAAACAAATAATGTCAATTCATCGTTCATACTTTTCAAGGAATAATACTTTATTAAACAATAGTTTTACAAATACAGGTAAAGCACCTTATACTGAACTTTATTTTGGTTCCGCAAATGACGTTATATCAACATACGGATTTAGTAGATTCATTTTTGATTTAGATTTAACTGAACTTATTAATAAGTTTTCAGACGGTACTATATCAACTGGATGTACAGGATTTAATGGTGTTAGTCATAAATTAATAATGACTAATACTTCATCATTTGATAAAGAACTTATTAACGGACAAATATGGGATGGTAGAATAAGAGCGACATCATTCGATTTAAATTTAATTAGAATTCCAAAAACTTCAGGAGCAACTGGAAGTCCACAAACTTGGGATAATGGTGTTGGAAGTGATTATTACGATGTTAAAAACACACAAAATTTTTCAAATGGATTATTAAGTCCTATAATGTTACCTAATAATAAAAGTTACTCTCAAAGACCGTCAAATTGGTATCAAAGAACAACTTTATCAGGATGGAGTGAGTATGGTATATATTCAAACGTTAATACAGGTAGAACCGCATTTAGTGCAATGACAATAGTTGATTCCCAGCACTTTGAATATGGGAATGAAGATATTGAATTTGATATGACTCGAGAAATAAATTTAATTCTAACCGGAGGTACAACAGGTAATACAGGTTGGATTATTTCATTCCCAACAGAGTTAGAATTAATTACAGGTTTTACTCAAAATTACGCAGTTGCATTTTTCTGTAAGGATACTCAAACATTTTACGAACCATTTTTAGAAACAACTTATGATGATTTAATCGAAGACGACAGAAATACATTTTATAAAAATAGACAAAATAAATTATACCTATATTCATATATTGATGGGGATTTAGTTAATTTAGACACTCCTCCACGAGTTGCATTAGTCGATTCTTCTGATAGTATAATACAAGGTCCAATAACTAGTTGTCTAAAAACCAAAGGAATATATGAAGTAACATTTAGTGCTATCACATCTTCAACAATATCGACTAACTGTACATTATATGATGTATGGTCAGGATTAACTTATAATGGTAATTCCCTAACGGATATAACTAATCAAGTAGTATTACAATCATTTTCAAAATCAATTCAGCTTGGTCCTGAAAGCCAAGACCCAATACTTTATGGTTTTGATTATTATGGTATTAAACAAGATGAAAAAATATTAAATACTGATGTTAGAAAGGTTGGAGTGATTGTTAAAAAAGCATATTCAACAAATGAAACCCTAAAACAAGTTAATGTTTATTATAGAATATACGTTAGAGAAGGTCAGACAGAAGTTCAAGTTCAAGATTGGACAAAAGTTAATAGGTCATACAATCAATATTATTTCATGTTTGATACTAGAGATAAAATTCCAAATGAGTATTATATAGATTTAAAAGTATATTCTGATGGAGCCTCAGATACCTATAAAAGACAAATTAAATTTCAAATAGTGAATAAAAAATGAAAAAAATAACATTAACAGAATCACAATTAGTTTCTTTAATACAAAGAATGGTTAATGAGGCAATGTCTGATATTGACGTGATTCTTGACAAGATAGGCCAAGGTGGTATGGAATCTTTATCTAATATGGAGAAAGAATATTTAAAACATTACTCTGAGACAGGTGAATATATGGATGTTAAGGACGATGAAGAAATGGAACCTTCATTTGAAGGAGAATCTTTTAAAGATATGATAAATGATACTCCTGTAAGTTTTACTTACGAAATTACAGAAGACACAGAAAAGGGAATGATACATGCAGGTTATTTAACTATTAACCAAGACGAATACTATGGTGAAATATTCTGTGATGGGGAAGGCACATTTATGTTTGCAAATTTTGAGTCACCCGAAGAAACAGATTTGTTTGAGGATTATTATAAAATACAAGGAGAACTTGAAATGTTTTTACAAAATGTTTGTGAAAACCTAAAATCAGACCCAACAACAACATAATATAATGAGAAATATTGATAATATAATTAGAAAAGTTATTAAGGAACAGTCAGATAGATATATGTTCTTTTCAAATTTAGAACAAATGAGAAGACAATGTGACATCCTACTTGAAATGGAACGTGATATGGTTGATTCCATATTAGATAATGGTCATGATTGGGCTCAAGACCACATCGCTGAGGCTAAAAACAACTTGGACCAAGTATTTGATTTCCTAATGAATGAGACAGAAGGTGATGATACCAATGAAGTCTTAGAAGATTCTGGTTTAACAGATTTAGCACTTGCCGATGAAGCTGATGGAATGAACCCAAATAAGGCTCTTGCATTATCTATGACAGAAGGTCGTAAAAAAGCAGGTACAAAATTATGTGCAAGAGGGAAATCAGCCGCTAAATCAAAATTTAAGGTTTACCCTTCAGCTTATGCTAATGGATATGCTGTTCAAGTTTGTAAAGGTAGAATGCCAGGATTAGATGGTAAAAAACGTTGTTCACCACCATATTGTTAAAATTTTAAAAAGGTAAATTATTTTTACCTTTTTTTTGTCTTTATATGTATGAAATTACTCAAAATTAAGGACTCTCTTTTACTTATCACACCTGTTTCCGATGACAAGTACATTTATAACAAAAGACTCGGTATATTGGTCTCATTACTAGGTAATCGGGGTACTATAGTAGATAGAACATACTCTTATGATATTAATCTTTCAAATGTAAAACACTCATTAGATAATATTTATAATAAAATCACTAAGGATTTTACTAATATTAATGAAAAAGGACAAGTATATAACGGAAGACCAGTTGGTGAACTTAATTAAGACAAAAGTTAATGAGTCTAATTACATGTACTCCAACATGGAAAGAGCTGAATTAATTCAAGATATTATGGACAGAGTGTTAGAATATGGGGACGATTATATTCAAGCATTAAACGCCCTTAATTCAGCCTTCAAACCAAAAAAATATAGAAAAATTGAGTCAGGTCAGGGGGAACTTCCAAAAGGAGTTAAAGTACAGAGTACGTATAGACCTTAATTTTTACCAAAAATTTTATTCTGTAATTTCGGGTGTTGTTTAATAAATCTTTTTGTTACTTCACCCGAAATTTTATTTGCATAATCTTCAGAAGCTCCACCAATTGCTTTTCTGTCTTTAATATGTATTTTTTGATGGTCATAACAGTGTGCCCATTCGTGTGATAAAGTTCTTAAAATATCGGCAACCATTCTATCTTTAAATAAAACTTTTATAAGATTTTTATCATTCAGATATGAACCAGTTGTCATAGTTCCTTTCCTCTTATCTAAAAACTCAATTTCAATCTCATCAGATAACGGCATTTTTTTTTGTAATTCCAATATAAAATTTTTTATAATGTCTAATTGGAATTTCTTAACTAAACCTTTTTTGTGTTTAATACAAAGTTTCATTTTTTCCTTAGTATTTCTAAAATAGTTTTCTTTAAAACTGATTCATTTTTTTTCTTTGGTTTGTATGAAGTCATCGTTGGGGAATTCCCTGTACCCGATTTTGGATTTTTTTTCTCTTCTCTTCTTTTTTGTTGACAAGCCGCCTTTTTTTGAGCATCCGTCATTTTAGATGCAACTCCTGCGGCTCTACATTTTGGATAACCTTTTGAATCCGCTTCTGGTCTTCCACAAGGAGGATGACCACCGCCTTCTTTTTTTCTACATATATTTACCCAAGGACCCTTAGGTTGTTTACTACCTTTCGGTTTCTTTTTTGTTCCAAACCAAACACCCAAATCTTCATTAATCGCATCCACATCGTGTATTGGTATTTCGTAACTATCTTCAGGATGTTTTTCCCAAACACCAATTGTTTTTTTTATGTTTTTTTTTAAAGTTTTTTGTTTTGTTTTCTTGTTTGCAGGGTGGTTTGAAAATTCAATAAAAGGTCCTAATTCTTGTTTTCTCCATTTTTTTAAACCTATTTCTAATGGACCGGTATAAGCACCTGCAGTTATTGAGCTATCGGCTTCAGAAACATATGGTTTTGAAACATTCTTAATTAGTTTAGTTTTACCATTATTTAAAATATCACCGTCATTATCATTTTGCATTGGGTGTTTTTTTATATAGTTCGATATTTTTCTTGATTTTTTTTCTTTTTCTTTAGCATTTTTTGTATCTATGTTACCATCTAAACTATCAACATATAATTCAGCATTATCAAACCCTGATAATTTTTCAGTAAATGGTTGGGTTTCATCCTCATCCCATATTCTAAATCCTGGAACTAAAGGCATTCTATATGAACCGGAGCTCATTGTGCCTGTAGATTCTTTTAATCTTTCAGATTCTAAATATTTTTTAAATATTTCAAGTAAAGTTTGATTTGGCATTCTTAAACAATTATACTTATAATAAATATCTTGTAATATGGAACAAAATAGTAATTTGGAAAAAGAAATTAAAGAAACAATTGAACAAATGTCCCCTAAGGGAAGTTTGTTTGAGTCTATTCATTATTTTTCAGACTCACAATTAAATGAGTTTTATATTAATATGAATAAAGAACAGGCCATATATTGTTTAATTGAAGCAACAAAGGCTGGTTTTAGAAGAGGTTCTTATAATTTGGAAGAATGTGAGGCACTATCTAAAGCTTTAAGAGTTTTAGGTGGACAATAATATTATTTTTCTATCACAATTTGGTCAATTCCAACTCTAAATTGATGTATTTCGGATTGTCTGAAAACTGTAATTACAACAAGTTTCCAATACGTACCATATATTTTTTCAGGGGATACTGCCATGGCAAGTTCCCATTTATTTGAAATAATGATAAATGGAATCCCATTCTCAATTTCAGTATTAATTATTTTTTCGGCAATATCTTTTTTAAACATTTGAATGAATTCAACGATTTCAGCATTTGATATAGGTCGTTGGTTATAATCTTCCAAATCTCTACCCCCACTTCTATAGTTAGAATGCTTGGTTGTTATTATATCAAACCCAAATGATATTTCAAAATTTGATGCAATTTGACCTATTCTTTTCTCAAGAATCAAATGTTTTTTAATACTTTCTTTTAAATTCATATTATATAAATATAAAAAAGGGGACTTTTGGTCCCCTTTTTAATTTATTCATTTAAATTGATTATCTCAATTCATTCAAATCAAATGTGCGAACACCATCAACAATAATTCTACCGAAGAACCTGTTATTTACCATTTTCTTCGCGTAACGAGTCATGATACCCTTGATAGGTGTGAAGTTGAATGGGTTGTACATAGTTGGAGTTAATTGAAGTGGTACGTATGGTGCGTAGATGTAACCAGTGTCAAGAAGTGACGTACCTTTGTGTCCCAACAATACTGTGTTTGGTGGGAAGTAAGGGTCACGATACACTTGGTAACGACCTGCCAATGTACCAACTCTTTCAATACCCATGTTATACTGGTCTTGCTCAGGTGCTGCGTTAGAAACGTGGAAATATTGAAGGTCATCAAAAATTGCTGAAATTTCAGATGATACAACAATCCAGTTTGCTCCACCTCTCAAAGTAGATTTGTGAATCTGAGCTGAGATTTGGTTGATTGCAGTGATAAGAGTTTGGTTCCAGTCCTTCTGAGTATAAGGAGTAGATTGGTTGTTCAGACGCTTCCAACCGTTGTAATCCCAACGAAGTGTCCAAGCCGCACCTTTACGAAGGTCACGGAGGATTTCACGGTCGATTTCAGCCGCCACTTGTTCTGACAATAAAGCTGTTAATTCAGCCTCAGCGTCAATGTTGTGGAATGCCGCAACGTCTTGAGCAAGTTCTGGTGACCATTGTGCTCTCAACTTTCTTTCAGTTACAGAAACTGTTACTGACTCAAGGTCGAAAGAAACTTCACCAATCTTGTCTTCAAATTCTAATTCTTCATAACGTCTCCAAGCGGCTTTAATAACTGTGTTAGCACCAGCACCTGAGAACGCAGAAGCGGAGATAGTTGCCCCTGAATAACCATCAGGAGTTGACTGTCCACAAGCAATACATGCTGGAACTTGAGTGTCAATTTCTAAATAGATATAACCAGTTTGGCTACAAACATTATCATAGTAACCACCGTTACCACCTGTAGTTGTTTTATTAAATCCAGCCTGTTGTGATGTATACTGAGGACCGTAGATTGCCTGACCGTACTTCTGAGTTACAACACGGAATAAAAGTGGTGTAAATGTTGCAGTACCTAAAGATGCTGCCGCTGTAGCGTCTGCAGTGTAAAGTGTTAAGTTAGACAAGAAAGATTCAGTGTCTTGTTCTTGACCATCAGGACCAATCAATTTACCGATACCGGCAGTTGAGAAACCTGAAAGTGCAACAATAATCTTTCTATACTCTAAGTTAGTGTTAGTTGTGTAAGCAGAAGCGATAAGTGCTCCATCTGACCATGCAACTGTTGGAGTGCTAGATGTCAATGTTACAAAACGACCTTTTGAGTAGTCAAACAAACCAGCTGGGTTAAGACCTGGCTCAGCACCTTCGTAGAATAAATCATAAAGGTTTTTAGCCGCTTGACCAAATGGTTGACCTGTACCTGAAGTATAACCTGCGTTAGGGTCACCAGGATAGTTACCAGGTGAACCTACAGGTGCGTAGTGGTCACCTGAATCAATACCTAAACCATTTGTTGCAGTTCCACCACTGTAACCTTGAATTTGAGGTACAAAGTAGAACAACTTACCGATAGGAAGGTTCATAGCTTGTACTGATACGATTTCATTAGCTAAAAGCTTAGAGAATACACGACGAATGATTGGGAATACTACAGTTTCAAATGAACCTGAATCTGCAGTAGACGATGCTTCGTTAATTAAGAATGAAGCTTGGTTTTCATATAACTGAGCTACGTTCTCTTTTAGGTGGCCACGAAGGCCTTCAAGGAACCCTAATTTGTCCCATTTGTTAATAGTATCTTCTTTGATAACTTTAAGGTGCTTAAGACCTATGTTACCAACAAGACCTGATTCTAATAATGCTCCCATTTTTATTTTTGGTTTTTTATTTTTTATTTTTATTTTTTTATTTTACAATTTTTGACATAATATCTTTCATTCTAAGGAATTGTGGGTTCTCATATGTTTTTGATTCAATAAGATTAATTGCAGAACCAGATTGCGGTTCACGCTCAATTACTCTTTCAATTGATTCAGTAATAGGAGTTGCCTTTGTACCTTGTGAAAGTTCATCTTTAATTGTTTTATATAAAGCTTTTGATTCCTTTAAGGTTTCTGCAGAATCAAATCTTCTAAGAACGTTAATTTTTTCTTGCTTAGAAGTTGAATGTTCAGTGAATAGTCTTGTTGCATAAGCCAAATTTGAATTGAAGATTGCCACTTCATTTAATTTATCTCTAAATAAATTAAGTGCCTTTCTATATTCTTCATTTTTAGCTCTTAACATTTCTAATTCTTTGTTCATTTCATGGTTCTCAAAAGTTAAATTCCTGTTAGGAGTAATTCCTTTTCTCAAACCTCTGCCAGATTTTGAACCAAAACCATAAGTACGTGATGCCTCTTTTGCTTCTTCTTTTGAAAGTTTTTTAGTTTTGGATGGCATATCCATCATTTCACCTTCTTTGAATTCAAATTTAGGTTTACCCGTACCTTTAGTAGGATTAGCATGCTTCATATCTTCTTTAAATCCGCCTTTAGACTTCTTATAAGAAAACTTTTTAGATGAACCAATTTCTCCGTCTGTTCCTACTTTTGGTTTCATTCCCTCTTTAGTTTCAATTTTTTTAGCTTTTTTAGCTTCATTCATATTATATGATTCATTGTCCATTTTATCGAAATCAAAATAATCATCATCTTCTTCAATACCTTTGTATTCAGAATCATCAAACATTTCATCCATTTCGATTTCATAGACAACTTCATCAACTGAATCTTCTTCTTCCATTTCCCATTTTTCTTCCAATTCTTCAGATTCTTCTTCAGATTCCATTTGAAGTAAGTACTCAACATCTTCGTCATCGTCAGAAATTTTGGTATAGTCTCCATCAGGAACAACTGTAACAGTGTCAGAATTTTTCATATTCTTGAATACATTGAAAACTTTATTTAAATCAGTTTCCCCTGTGAGGTCATTAATAGAGTCGTCTTCCATGTCGTACATATCAACTTCCATGTCAACTTCCATGTCATCCATGTCGTCTTCCATTTCGTCTTCTGTATCCTCCATGTCATCCATGTCAACTTCCATATCTTCCATGTCTTCCATGTCGTCTTCCATGTCGTACATATCAACTTCCATGTCAACTTCCATGTCATCCATGTCGTCTTCCATTTCGTCTTCTGTATCCTCCATGTCATCCATGTCAACTTCCATATCTTCCATGTCTTCCATGTCTTCCATGTCGTCTTCCATATCCTCCATGTCATCCTCTTCTTCAGAATCTTCTTCGGGAATCATAACTAATTCGTCTTTGTCAGTCTCATCTTTCAAAGACTCCTTTACTAGTTCGCTAATTTCTTCCTTCATTGTTGAAGCAAGTATTTCTTTTGCGTTTTCATTAATAACTTCTTCCAAATTTTGTATTTGGAGAAGTGTTTCGTTAACTAAATTTTTTTCAGACATTTAAACTTTTTTTTAATAAATATGTAGAGAAATTAAAAAAATAAGTTTTTTATGATTTATAAATGAAAAAAGGGGACAAATGTCCCCTTTGGCTAATTTAACTATGAGTATATATTACTCTACCACTTCATTAATTTTACTCTCAACAATTGCTGTAATTCTCCAATCTTGAGAGTACGATTGAAATAGTTTAGTGACCTTTGCTTCCACATCAGTCGGACTAAACCCTTTGACAAGTTTTTCTTCCTTTTGTTTTTTAATTTTACCTGATTCAGAATCAACATCATCAATTGTGATTTTTGCTACAAAATATTTTTCGTCCATATTAATTATTTTGATAAATAATCGGTAAGTTTTCTCATTAAATCAAGTGATTTACCTGATTCTCTTTGTTGTTTTAATTCTTTTTCCTCTTGTAAGTTTTCTTCATACTTAAATCTATCCTTCTCATCCTTGAACAAATACGCTCCAGGTGTTGATGGTGAAGAAACAAGGTCAAAACAAATTAATTCAAAATCTTCCTGTACTTCGTTTTGTTCACCTCTTTTTGCAAGTGAGCCAACTCCTCTTGAAGAAATCCCAAGAGTTACTCCTTGTCTTAAAAGATTTGCGGC